ACTTCAAACTTTTGCTCTCTGGTGAGAGTATCTGCACCGTCGCAATTTTTCATCACACGGAGCATTTGTGCTTTAGATCGAATCATTTTAGAACGTAGCAGTAATCAATAGAATTAACGCAGAATCCTGTGGCAGATGTAATTTCTTCGACTAAATCATCAGCATCACATGCTTGCCAAGTGGTGGACATTACATCTTCGATAATACTTTGTTGCTCTGTTGGTGATAACTCAAAATTGTCATCTTCAAAGTCGATGTTAATTTGGGTGACACGATAATTCATTTTTCTGATGGAAAGTTTGTTCAGTTGGTTGATACTATCAGAGAAAAGATCATTCATCAGAGGTACAGGAACGAACCGTAAGGATCACAAATGTGAGGATTATCTGCTAACTGTGTGATAAGATAACGGACACCTTTTGCAGGTGCTTTGTAACTGGCAGGTTTGTAACATTCACCAGAGTTCTTATCAACGAACATCCAGCAAGAACGTCCGTTAGTTCTTTCACCTCCAGTCATCAAATAAGACCAAACTTTGATATACTTTCGACCCTCTTCAATTTCCAGTTGAGTGTAAACAGACCGACCAGATTCGATCCCATTTACTTTCCACTCATTGTTCAACACTTCGATGAGTGCTTCAGTCAGAAATTGTGGTTTGGTTTGAGTGATCGTCATGGTGTGTTCCTTTGACTCTTATAGAATACATGAAAACAGCGACCCTACAAGCGGGTGTGTGCAACTAGATCAACTGGCACAGGCAAACCTACCATTGTTGAAGTTTGCATGAGAGAATTGCTCTCGATTGACATACTTAAACATACCAAAATCATTGACCTTAACATAACCTTCACCACCACATTGACGGTTGCCGATGTATGCTTTCGGTCCATTGTTCCGCATCAGGAACAACATATCATCTTTGATTGACTTGACGAGTGACCACAAACGCAATACATTCACGTCGATTTGATTAGCAAATGCAAGAGCATCTAGGGTCAGGTCATCAATAACGAGACCAGCACGAATAATGCTGTTAAGTTGTTGCTGAACCTGCTTCGATTGCTTGTCGCTCATAAACTCACACATACACGACATTTGCTTTGCAAATGCAACAATCTCATCGAAATCTTCATCAACTTGCCATGCATCAGGTTGCACGAACTTACAGGTCTCAGTATCATCGAAAGGATAGGATCTGTCAGAAACAAAGGCATCCTTCAATTCACCCGTCACAGTATCATAAAACGTGTGAGGTGCGATGATAATGTTTTGTTCGATTATTTCAGGAAAGATGTAAGTAATCGTATTGGGAGTAAAAGTATCATCACCACCAAACCCCAAAAAATCACCTTGAACAATCCCGTCGAAACTAGGAAGGCAATCGAAACAATGATGTAGTATG